GAAATAATTCAGTAAAGTTTTCCTGTACTTTCTGAAACGCGGCTCTAATTGGATCTGCATCTGGATCGTCGGGAAAACTACCGAAGTCTATGTTTCTCTGTGCCATGTACTAACTCGCCTTTATCTAGTATTTATCGTTTTGGGACAAAGGCATAAACCAAAAAAATGCCCGGCAATGCCGGGCATCGTGTCAAACAACATTGCCTATTAGTTTCCCAATCCAGCAAGTTTCTTCCATGCAGCAACATCTTCATCGCCTGTGCGTGCCTTATCACCTGCAAGCACTGGTATAGTTTGCTGACCAGTTGATTTAGGCTTGTTTAGCCCGCCTGCAATAACTTTGGTCATAAACTCAATGTCGCGCTCAAATGTTTGTTGTGTACCATCTTTTCCTGCATCATTTGCCCACTCATCGACTTTCTTTTTCTTGTCTTTCTTGTCATCATATTCGATATCTTTCTTGACTTTCTCTCCAGCCTTTTCAGCTTTCTCGTCATCTTTACCCTTATGACCTTCATCATATTCGATATCTTTTGCTACTTTTTTAGCTGCTTTTTCAGCCTTATCGTCTTTCTCAGCAGTTGACTCTTCAGCAATCATTGCTAATTTCTTGAATAGGCTCATGAAACCTGATTCTGACATAGCAGCATCTTTTTCTTCTTCTGCATCGGCTGCGTCTACTGCTGCTGCCGCGTCATTAGCACCTGCTTCACTACCGTCACCGCCTTCAGTCACCGCCTTCTCATTTTCTGAGCCTACTGCCAATGCGGCGTCGATCTGTGCGCCCTGCTCATCTGCTTCGATGTTGCCTTCGCCGTCGCTTTCAGCCATCTCATCTGTCATTTGATCAGGTGTCTCTGTTTCGCCCATTACTGCTTCGTTCTTTTCGCAACCACACTTGCTTTCTGACATACCGCATTCGTTGCATGTACCTTCATCTGCGTGGTCATGACCCTCTTCATCTTTATAATCATCGCCGCCTGATACCTTCTTGATCAAGTCCATCATGCTTGATGCACCATCACTATCATATCCTGCGAATTTAGGAGCACCGTAATCACTTGCTACTGCTACTACTGGCTCTCCAGGAATCATTTCAGGCTTATCTGCGCCTAGACCACCTAGACCGACTTGCTTGATGAATGCTAATAACTTACCAGCATCATCGCCCTGTGCTGTTACGCTTACAGTATCTTCCATCTGTCCACCTGGACCACCTAGACCTTGTGACATATTAACGCTTAAGCCTTCATTAACTTGCTCACCTTCTGTAAGTAATTCATTCAACTGTTTGTCTAGTGATTCAAATGCGAATGCATCCATCTCTAATACTTCTTTATCTTTGAATGTCTGACCAAATGCCTTGAATGTGTCGCCCGGTGTAGTCTTTGCCTGTTGCTGCATATAGGCTGTCTTATCCATCTCACCTAATGCGCCTTCTTCGGCACCGTAACTTGCCATGTTATCAACTACATCTTGACCTGACTCCTCACCTACGACAAGTCCGCGATTTGGCATCAAGCCATAGCATTCATCAAGACCTTCTTTAAATCCGTCATGATAACGCTTGTGTTCTTCACTACCTTCGTTATAACGGCAAGCATAGCCGTGCTTGCTTAAGCCGTGTGATTTGCCTTCGTGATAGGCTGCTTCTAATGTGTTCATAGCTTCATTTACCTGTTTAGATTCTAATACATCTGGGCTGCGTCCTGCGCCTAACCCAGCACCAAAGTCAGGACCTGAATTTGGAATTTCTGCCTCATGCATCTTACCTAATGTTTGTGCTAGTCTTGCCCTTTGACCTAATTTGCCGCCCTTCTTTGCTGCCGCTGCTAGTTTTGCAGCAGGAATTTTTTCATCAGCAGGGACTCCTAACTGTTTATGCAATGCGCCGGGCTTTCTGATGGCACCTTGTATCCATTTTTCTGCTTCGACTAATTCACCATCATCCATAGTTGGTGCATTGTCTTCTGCACCTTCAAATTTCTGACGAAATTTTTCCGGTCTTTCTAGTGGTGTCTTATCTTGCGATTTCTGCGGTTCTTGAAAAGGAGTCACGCCTTCTGTTTGCTTGCCATGCTTCTTGTTATACATGCTCCAAGCGATAGCGTATGCTCTGCCTTCTTCACCTGGATATTTCTTCTTCAATGATAATACAACATCTTCCATACCAGGAGGTGCCTTCTCATCTAATATTTCTTCCTTCATTGCTGTAGGTGTGACACCGCCAGCAGTTGTTGGCTTGTTTGCTGCGCCAGCAGGTTGACCAGGAGCAGCAGGAGCAGCAGGAGCGCCTGGCTTAGGTGCTTCGAATGGGGCTACTACAGATAATTGTTTCTGTGCAACTAAATCTTTTAACAACTCACCCATTGCTTTTGATTTAGGGTCGCTGCCCTGCATCTTTATAAAACCAGGTTGTGCGCTAACAGCCTTACCATCTTTGCCTAATATAGGTAGCGGTAAGTCTCCTTCATTTAATTTGTTCTTGTCGATGGCTTCGAACCAATCCTTTAAAGACTTCTTCTTTTCTTTTCTGTCTTCTTCGTCATCGTGTTCGATGTCTTTGGTTACTTTTCTACCTGCCTTCTCGGCTTTTTCGTCTTCTTTCTTAGTTGACTCTTCAGCAACCATTGATAAAAATTTTCTAAAATCCATGTTGTTATCCCCTTACGCCATTGCGCCTGTTTTAGGTTTTGCTGGACGCTTGATGTTAGTCATAGGGCTTTTATCTCCCATGCTCTTATCATCAAGATAAGGCTTGAATGGATCGAATGCGTCCGGTGTTTCTTTAGCAGCATATGGCATCATAATTTTGCTATCCTTAGATTGCTCTTTGATGCTGCTTAGATATGAATCGCTATAGTCTTTACTTGCTTGTTCTGCTCCGCTAATCTTGTCGAAATCTTTATTATTAGGCTCCATTTGATTAGCGTATTCTTCTTGTTCGCGGTTGATGCTATCATCATACTTACTGTCAACTAAACGAACGTAATTTAAGTTATAACCTAATAACTGCGCTAGTTGCTGAACCATTGGTTCTGTGCATGGATAACGGAACTTGCACTTTAATATAGTCACAGGTTCATTTTTAATGCCCGGGAAACCATAGACATCTTTTTGTATTGGAAGTGTTTTAGGTGTTATTGGGCCTGCTGGCTCAAATTTCTTTAGATTGAAAATGAATAGGTCTAGGAAGTTTTTATCAACTTCGCCCGCGATTTTGATTGTTACATCATATAAATGTATGCTTTCTGCTATATATTGTTTAAGGCTTTTCATATCTATAGTTCCCGTATCTAATATTTATCATTTATCCGTGTTTTTGTCTAGAAGAGCTTTAAGTATCTCATTGCGATCTAGTACCTTGCCCTGTCCTATAGGAGTCGCTTCGATCTCCTTGTCCTTGCTATTTTGCTTCTGATCTAATGCTGCTTTCTTTAACTGTAACTCAATCATTTTGAGTTTCTTGCTTACTTTAGCAGTTTTAGCAGTAATAGCATGTCCTAGCATGGTTCCCGCTACATTAAAAATCTCGCTGCTGTAACGACTATCGACCTGCATACCCAAATCCATCAAGTCTTTATAACTACTCTGTGCTAGGTCTGCCAGACTATCCATCTCAATATCAGCAGTCTCAAGCCCTCGAACCTGAGGTAATGCGTTCTCTATCTTCTCTAGATTGTTTAGTGCTGCCTCCGTGATCTCTTTGGTTTCAGGGGGCAAATCTACTTCAGTCTCCTCATTACCAGCGAGGTTAAATAGTTCTTCTAATTTCTTAGTCATGCAGTATTTATTTTATCGTCTACCCTTGTAGAACAAATCATCTTCGGTAATGACTCTAAACGTGCATCCTATCTTCTTGCAATAGGCCATTGCTGCTGCCCATTTTGTATGATTGAGTGCTACTACTGCTCTGTCTTTCGCTGAGGCTACTTTGCTTTCAATGAGACTCTGTTTTTTAGGCTTGATTTCTACGATCTCTGCCCTCTTGACTTTATTTTTGTCCTCGTATAGTACAAAAAAGTCAGGAATATAAACAGTCTGCTTTCCTGTGAAGGGATTTTTATAAGGTATCTGAATGGCTTCGCTAGCCCACGATATGACCCCTTCATGACTATCGCAGAACATCATGAAAGTTAACTCCCAGCCACTACGATATTTAGGCTTATGCTTGCCTACATACTTGTGGGGATTTTTCGGAGTGTAAGTACCTTGTGCGAAATTAGCCATATCATATCACAATATTTCTAGCGACCGGTTGTACTGGTTTAGGTACAACAGAAACACCGTATAAAGTAGTTTTAGATTTAAAACTATTCAGATAGTATGCAAACTTCTGATCAATCTGTAATTTATTTTTACTGTCTTTTAAACTATCAATAACTGTGATAGGGTCAAGACCTGACATAGCACATACTTGAAATAGAAAGGCAGTAAATGTTTCTGCTATCTCTTTAGTATCACATACACCAGAGAAGAAAGCATACACAAGATTATATTGTTCTACGGGAATTGATATCTGACTTTTATAGAAATTATCAAAAATATCTATAGTGCTATCAACCGCATTATTTTTAAAAGACATTAGTGCCATGATTTTATCCGCGAGGTACGTAAGGGCTCTTAGTTACTTGTGTCCCTGCAGTTGGGGTGACTTCTCTATTTGGCATATTAGTCACTACTTGTGTCTGAGGAGGTGCTATAGTTGGTGCTCCTGCAACACCTACTGTATATGGTGTGACAGATTTTGCAGGTATATCAAACATTATATTTCTGTTTCTTGCTATAGGACTTCCGAATTCCCAGGCTGATTGTGCTAACATGTTTAGCATTTCATATTTTGCTGTACTCTTCAAGTCTTTGTTCTTCCATGTATTGTATAACGTACCACCTTTGATGACTGCCCCTAATATATTTCCACCACTTAGATCATTCACGAAACCACCGGCGCCATCAACAAGACCACCGGGACCCAATATCGTTCCATTAGCACCTGGTTGCATGATCGGGCTGGATTTTCTATCATAGTTTGCTTGATCACCGAATCCAGTAACGATATCGTCTGGCTTTCTACCATCGATAGCACCTTCATTATAAACTACAGTTTCGTAGTTTAATGTCATAGTGTTCTTCATCACGCCACCACCTTCTTCATAGTTATAAGTATCATGACCGAAATTTGTGATGATAGGATTTATTAATGTATATGCTGTGAAGTTATGTTGATTGAAACCGAATATAGTTATGTTTTTAAAGAAAGGATATTTTTGTCCGTCTTCGGTAGACTGTAACGCTTCACCATAATAACCCCAATTAGTATTACCTGTGATACTATTTTTATAAATGTTATTGATATTATAATTTGCTGCTGTGTCTTGTGTAGCGTTATTCACACCATTTGGTTGTCTGCCTGAACCTCTGTTGCCGGCAAAGACTACATTAGGTTTGTTAGCGTCATTGTAATAATATGTATAATAGGCATACCACATCTTATTGATAGTGTTGCTATTATCATCATGAAAAGTTATCTGTACAGGATCATACTTGATTTTTGTTTGTATGATTCTTTTTCTATTATATTGGTTCATCTCTTGTATGTTAAAACCATATGAAGGTAATTTAACATCCTTAACTAATAAACCAAAATTTTTACCTGTTCCCTCAGGCCATGCTTGAGAGTTTATATTAAAATATGTATGGAATAAGAATTTGTACTTAGGCGCATATGCATAACTTTGCGTTCTAAAAGTTTTAGCGGCGTGTCGATAATCACGTAGATAATCACTACCGAAGATAGCACCACCAAATCCTTTTAATGCATCGCCAATTCCAGATAATATTGACATGTACAATATCCTTTATATATGATTATTTATCATATCAAAAATGGCGATTTTGAAATGGAAAGCCCGGCTTATGCCGGGCTACCATAATGATTATGTAATCACTAATTAAGTCGCAGCACCGATACCAGTTGAACTTGCGCCAGATAGTATTCTGCCGATAGTTGCACCGACACCAGCAGCAAGTGGTGACTGAATTGCGTTATCATATGCAATTGTCAAGCCAATTGTTACTGCTTCTGAAGCACCGTAGTTCAATGTGTTATAGTTTGCTGTCTTTAAGAAGCAACCATATAGTTCCCATGTTTCTAGAACTTGCGGTGCGTTAGTACCGTTACCACCGTCTAGAATTTCGATGTTTGTTTGGAACTTATAATCTTGACCTGTCGCTGCTGAAGCCTGTTCAACAAAGTCTAACTGCTTCTGCAACTGCTGACCAACAGCCTTTGCTACTGCGCCAGTAGCCTCATCACGCACGTTAACAGTTATGTCTGCCCATGTGTGCTTGCCTGCTATCTTAACAGTTGAGTTGTAAACCTGTAATGGTATTTCAGCAAATGACAAGTTTGGACGAGTGACATCCACCACTTGTTTAGTAAGTGATAGACCGCCTGCTGCATCAACACCAAAGTTTAGGAAGTTGACTCTGAAGCGGAATTGTAGTTTTGGCATCAACAGACCCTGGTTACCACCTGCGTTATCACCAGCGACTGTCATGTTAAACAATGATTGTGAGGCTGTTGCCATTGTAATTCTCCGTTATTCTCTTATTTAGTCTAATCAAGTGCCCCTTGCGGGGCACCTTTTTCTATCTTAAATTATGCTCCTGACAACTCACCAGTGTTCAATATACGTACTGGGATGTAGATGAATTCAGCAGCCTTGACTGGCTCAACTGCTACGTC